CAAGAATGTAAGTATTTTTACTTTGTAAAACTTTAAACTCCCAGTCTGGTTTTGTTTCATATTTAAAAAATTTTTGTAAAGTAGATTTAGATAAAGGCTCTAAATATTTTTCACATACAGGAGTTGGGAATAAATCTATAACATTCATACTTTATATAATTCTTATATAATTCTTATATAATTTTTTAAGGCTTAAATCAAATGCTATTGTAATTCTTTCATCATCTGAATTATGTAAATCTGTAAAGTGTGGAATATTATTTTGAAACAAAGTTATTTTTCCTATTTCATTTTTACTTGAAAATATTTCTGGTTCATTAATTTGATTAATTGGATTAATGTAATATGTTGATGTGTTATCACATTGAATACAAACATGACCCCCTAAATAAGTATCGGGAGTTACCCCATGGATATGAGGTTGTATTTTTTCTCCTTTTTTCATTATATTTACCCAAGATTGGATATATAATTTATTTACAGATGGTAGTTTAAAATAATCAATAATTTTATTATGAAAATTTATTATGGTTTCTTTTAACAATAAAATGTTTTCATTTTTCCAATTAAAAACATTATATCTATTAAATCTTATTGTTGTGCTATTTTTACCTAAACCTGTATACCCATCTGTAATTTTATTATTTTTAAAAGTATAAGGCAAATTTAATATTTCTTCTTTTTTATTTAAAAGGAAGTTTGATAAATTATTGAAATCAATTTTATCTATTTTTGATTCAAATAAATAATAATTCCATTCAGGTGCAAAAAAATTATTTTTTGGTTTGCTTTTAAAGTTTATAATTTCTAATTTGTTCACACTACTCATACTTTATATGTATGATGTATACTATATATGTATGATGTATACTATAAATTTTTTGTAAAGTAAAGGCTAGCTAACTACCCAAGTATTGGTGTTTGTATCCCAATGATAAGCAACCATTGGATCTTCTAAAACATTTTCACTTTGCCATCTGTAATTTTCTTCATTCCAATAAGGCCATCTTAATACTACAGTGTCACTTATAAACAAACTTTCATCTGCTGGTCTTGTTACTGGAGCTTGCCAATCATCATTAGCATCTAAAGTCCAAGAAGGGAAAGGTTGTGGTCTTATAAATTTATCTTTAACAGCATCATAGGTATCTCCTATTCCTGCATTTTGTTTTCTAAAAGCACCTGGTACTGAACATTGTTTCCAAGTGCCACCAAAAGTGTTTGCACAATAAGTTTCTCCATCAACATGCATATCATTTTCACCTAAAGGGCCATTTGAAGTAGGTACATCATTTCCTACTTTAATAGTTTGAGTGACTATGTTGTTTTCGTCTAATTTTGCAAATGTTGCCATTATTCTACCGTAAGTGTCCCTGAAACTGTAAATGTTGCTACTTGATCACCGTTTGGTGCAGTCGAAGTTGTATTAGTTCCTGGAGCAACAGTGAAAGTTGCATCTGAAGGTGCTCTAACAATTACAACACCTGAACCACCAGCACCATTAGGAGGGGATCCGTCTTGACCCATTCCGCCGCCTCCGCCGCCTTTTCCGTTAGTGCCAGGTGAACCAGAACCAGTTCTACTACCACCGTTTCCACCGCCATCTTGTGCAGGTCCTGGAGATGTATTTGGAATGTAGCCTCCGCCACCTCCACCGCCAGCGTATTCTACTGAAGATCCTGATACAGAGCTGTCTCTTCCAACTCCACCAGGTCCACCGCCTGGAGTAGATGTTCCTCCACTACCACCAGCACCGCCACCGCCAGATTGAATATTTGGTCCCGCAGGATTACCTTGAGGGGGACTAACTGGAGGAGTGTTACCTGTAGCTGCAGGGAATTGAACTGAACCACTTCCACCAGGAGCTTCTGGGTTATAATAACCACCTCCACCGCCACCTGTTGAAGTAATTGTACTGAAAACTGAATCGCCTCCTCTTGGGCAACTATCGTTTCCTGGAACAGGTCCTGAACCTGAACCAACTGTAATTGTGTATTCGCCAGCTTCTAATTCTAAAGTAGAGGAATCTTCAGAAGTTCTAAAACCTCCCGCTCCGCCTCCGCCTCCGGCTCCGCCGCCGCCGCCTCCAGCGACAACTAAATATTGAAATTCATATATTACTGCTCCGCCTTTTCTTTGACCAAAGCCTCCTACTCCTCCTGCTGCGAATGAACCGATAATTGGCATTTTTCTATAATCCTCCTATTATGCAAACTGTGTTTGAGAAGCTAACACTGTAAATGTAGCATCTGCAGTCTTTATAACAGTATATGTATAAGCGTCAAGTGAGCTAGCGTTTCCTGCTGTTGGTGCTGCTCCACCTTGCCATTCTGGTGTAACTGAACTACCATCAACTTGTACAGCTGAATTGTAGTATGGAGTTGCACCTTGAGATACGATATGTGCTACTGTTATTGATTCTCCAATATCCATAATTGAATTTAATGTGTTTGAACCATCACCTCTAATATTTAGTGTCCAGTTAGCTGAAGCATCCGTAGTAAAGTTCCATACTGCTTGAGTTAAAACATCATAATTAACTGTGCCTGTAGCAGCAGTCGCTTCTGTAGTAACTTTCTCAGCTAATTGTTGAATTTTACCACCACCATTAAAAGTGACTCTTCCAATACCTTTAGGTGTTAAATTTAAATCTACGTTTGTGTCACCACCCGTTGCTGATAACTCAGGAGCATTTCCTGTAGCTGCATTAGTTGCAGTCATTTCGTTTACAGCAGAAGCAGTAGTTGCAAATTTAATTTGTTCGTTATCGTTTTCATCATTAATGGAATTACCATTATCGATTAAGATATTGTTTCCGTTAGCATCTAAATCCCCACCAAGCTGCGGTGTAGAATCTTCCACAACATCTTTTAAGAAAAACACATCAACTGCGTTTGTTCCGTCAACATAGATAACATGAGTTTTACCTGCAACGATTGTTACACCTGTTCCACTTACAGTTTTAAAAGTAAGTGTAAATCCAGCTCTTGTTGTGCTGTCTTTTACGATGTATGTTTTTTCAATTCCATCTGGAACAAGAACTTCTCTGTTCGCTGCTAAAGTTCCTGTTAAATTAAGTACAGCGTTTCTTGCATTAGATAAAGTTGCATTAGTCATAGCTAAAGTTACATCTGCTGATGCAACATCAATAGCTTCATAACCTGCAATTGCTTGTTGTACTAAGTTTAAGTTTGTATTTGTTTTATCGCCCCATGTACCAGAGTTTTCCCCTGTTACCATCAGCTCTAATTTTAAATCTGTTGAATAACTTGATGCCATAATTTTTTATCCTTTATTAAATATCTTAATTTTATTTGGGTTAAGCCGCCTTGTCAACTACCGTCCAAGTTGGAGCTGTTCCAGGGTCAACTAATTCCCATGCGTTTAATCCTATTATACCTGTAGAAGTGGTTGCTGTCACTCCTGTTGGTTGAACTTCTGCACTAATTCCAGCTAAGAAATCACCTATTATAATAGGTCCTAATTCAATACCTGTTACATCAACTTGTGTATTAGGAATAGCATCTTCATTACCTAAAACTGCAGTTAATTCTTCTCCTGTTTGAAGGGTATTAGCATCTGCTGTAACTGTAGGTTGATTATTAGCAAACGAGTTAATAGTTAAGTTAGTGTTATTTACTGGAACTTCAACACTAGGTACAGCTACTTCCTCACCACCTATGCTTATATCTGTTCCAACACCTTGACCCCATTGACCTTCTCCAAAAGGAGCATAACCCCACGGAACTGCAGAGGCTGTAGAAACTTGAACTTCAACTAATTCACCACCAAATACATTATTTACTGAAGCTGTGGCTGTTGCAGGATTAGGGAACTCGTAAACGGAAGCTTGTCCTAAAGATCCTGTTGTTGTATTTAGTTCTGATATACCAGTAACTTCAACATTAGCATCTCCACTAATTGTCTCTTGTCCTAAAGCTATAGTGACTCCATCACCAACACCCCACTGGCCTGCACCCCAATATTCAGTTCCCCACTCATCATTAGATGGAGAAGTAACTTCAACTACAACAACTTCACCTGCAAACTCATTACCTGTAAATGTCTGTATTTCATTTAAAGCAGTTAATGGTACTTCAGCACTAGCTCCAGCAACTGCTGTATCAGTTGTTGTATTTAACTCTTCTCCTGTAATTGAAGGTGCAACATCTATTTGAGTATCAACAGAACCTTGGTCTGTATCCATTCCAGATATTTGAGCCCATTCTGCATCTCCCCAAACATCAGACCCCCATGTAGTTCCTTTTCCTGGAGTTGTTACTTGAACTGTTTGGTCTTCAAAAGCTTGACCCCATGGTAAAAAACCATAAGTTAATCTACCCCAACCTTGATTAGGAGTTGCGGCTTCATCACCTGTGGAGGTTTGTAAAGTTGTAAGACCTGTAAGTTGTACACTTACATCATTAAGATTTCCCCATTGAGCATAACCCCAAGTAATACCACCCCAACCAGATACATTGTAGGCTTCTGCAGACTGTAATTGAATAGTAGGTTGTGAGTTACCACCATAACTACCGACACCATAAGCGTCGGCTCCATAAGCAGTGAGACCTGCTGACGATACCTGTACTGTAATATCTGCCATCAGGCCCCCCTGTTAAAATTATGCGATTCTTAAAATAGCTGACGAACTCGTAAAGTTTGGAAATTGAATTGTAAACGTTCCAGAAGTTGCAGTTTTATCAGCACCAAAATCTAAAACACAAACTGCTTTTTTAGCTTCAGTTGTATTGTAAATTAAAGCACCTCTCGCAGTTAATGTTACACCTGTGAAAGATAAATCTGCAAAGTCAACAATTGCGACTCCGCCTGTTGCTAGTGAAACTTGTTGTGATTGTAATACACCACCTCCAGCTACATATTGTCCAGACGCTGCTACTTCACTTGTTGTTGTGTATGAAGTTGTTGCTGCTGAAAGATTAGCTACTGATGTATATAATGCTAATTGAAATGTGTCACCACCAGATTCTAAATCATGAATACCTTGAAGGATTTCTGATTTAAAAGAATTGGCTACTGCTTGTGATATTGCCATGTTGTTTTCTCCTTATTAAAATCTTTAATTATTCGGTGAAGGTGCTTGAATTTTAACTCTTGGCACCCCATCCGTATACTCGTCTCTACGTCTTCTGCCCATTTGCTCTAACGCAAAACTTTGTATAGCTACATTATACTTGTCTGAATAGATTTTGTACATATCCATAGGCCCTTTTAAAAACTCATATGCATTAACCATAACAGCATTAAATAGAAGATCAGGAGCATTTTTGGAGACATAGGTCTCTGTATTCGTAGCTGATAGTTCATCAGGTGAGTAGATATAACTTAACTGAACTTTGTATTGAGCATCTGGAGCTGGAGCCATAATCAATGTAGTCTCCTTCCAATTAGCATAGTATTTAGGAACCCCTGTCGCCCCTGTTGAATTATATTCAAATATAAAACTTGTGTCTCTTTTTTCTAAGTATTCTTTTGTAGTTGGACTCTGATTAGAATCAAATACCAATATTGATCTTACAATAATTGACGTTCTTGTTCCTGAAGTTGCAGGAGAGTTTGGTAAATCTAAATATGGTGAGTTTATGTTTAAATTAGCTGTCGCATATTCTCTAGTATAATCTGCATCCACTTCTCTAAAAATACGAAGCTCTGCATCTCTAATCATACCTTGAATAATTGAATCAGTTAAAACAGTAGATCCAACTTCAGTATAATCTCTAACTTTTTGTAATAATTCTGCGTATGTCATATTATGTAATTGTTATTGTAACACTCCCTACTCTTGTTCCCAACTGTCTCTTGTTGTTTTCTTCTAAAGGACTTTCAGATGGTTGCATACCATCAGATGTAAACTGACCTGGCCAATATTGTGGATCCAAGTATACTGTTACAGGTGCAGGTCTTTGAGGTCTTGCATTCCATAACGCTACAGGATCTGCCATATGTGGCTTTGGATCTAGCTGAGGATGTTTTGCTTCAAATTCAGAAATATGTACCCATGATCCATTCCATTCTTTAACCATTTCTCTGTATGGAAAAGCTTGTCCCGATCTATCAGATATGGATTGTGAATATTTACCTTTTGCGTAAGCCATTACGATCCTTGTGGGTAATAAACATTAGGAGTGATGTAAACAGATGTTCTTTGTCCATCTTCTTCTAATGCTCTTTTTAATTCATCTTCGTATAATAATTTTAATGCTTGTATTCTATCAGGTGCAATTTTTTGTGATAAATAAAATGCTAATCCAGATACCATACATGGAAAGAATCTAAATGGCATATCTGAAGTATTAGTGTATGCACCTACATCTTCGATTCTTGCAAGATAGTAATAGAATATATTAGTCACTGCGCTCGTATCAGGAGCCAGATATAAACTAATAGTTGGATTGATTTGTCTGTTTACATAATACTGAGAAGGAGTTCCTGTATCAGTTTTATTTGGTATTGCAATATACTCTGATCTAGAAATCTTTGTAAGAGTTTGTTGTGTTCCGCCTGTTGTAGTTACAACAGCTTC